AATTATATTATAGACTTATATAATATAATGAACAGAAAGTCATACAGAAGAATTTGTTCATCATTATATAGATTATCTAAATGTATAATAAATGCAGAAGATGGAGATTATGACGGGTTCAAAAGATGGAAATATGCAGATATATTTCCATCTATGGACTTGTTGACAATGCAATTTAGTTCTAAGAAAAGAATAGGTCTTAAAGAAATGCAATTAACAATGCATTATAAGAACGTTCAAGAGTATGATGGTTCTTTTGATGAACCAATTACAAATGAAGAAATTGATGAAGTTATTAAATACAACATCAACGATGTAGATTCTACAGCAGAATTATTGAATTTACTTAAAAAAGATATAGAGCTAAGATTGTATATTGAAGATGAATATAATATACAATGTTTATCTTTCGATGGAGTTAAAATTGGGGAAAGAATATTAGCTAAGATGTACTGTGATAAAACAGGAATATCATATAAAAAGCTTAAAGAGTTATCAAGTCCAATGGATATAGTGCCTCTTAAAGATGTTATTTTCCCTTTTATAACATACAAAAACCGAATATTAAAAGACATTCTTGAAGATATGAAACAACAAAAAGTTTCGTCTAAAGAACGCAAAGGCTACGAGAAGAAGTTTGTTCTCTCGAATCTAGGCTATTCCTTAGGAGTTGGTGGTTTGCACTCCATTAACAAGCCAGGAATAATCCGTCCAAATGAAGACGAGTATATAGGACACAGTGATGTGTTATCAATGTATCCATCATTATTGATAAAATATAAATTAACTCCTCAACATTTAGGAAAAGTATTTTTGCAAGTATATGAAGATGCTTACAACATTAGAGTAGAAGCAAAACATAATCAACAGAAGTTAAAGGATAAGACATTTAAGCTTGCCTTAAATTCTGTAACAGGAAAAATGCAAGAAGAAAACAGTTGGTTATACGACCCATTCAACGTCTTCAAAATACGAATTAATGGACAATTGATTCTATTAATGTTGATTGAGCGTCTTCTGGAATTAGGTTGTAAGATTGTACAAGCTAATACAGATGGTGTTATGTATGTAGCTAAGAAGAATACTAGAGATAGAGTACAGGAAGCTATTTCTGAAGTAGAAGCTATTACACAACTTGTTTTTGAAAGCAACGATTATGAAGCGTTTTATCAATACGCAATCAATGATTATTTCGGTATCATTGATGGGTATTCTCAATCTAAGGACCCTAAATTGATAGAAAAAATTGGAATATTTATTACTGAAACTAAACTTGGAGGTGGTTTAGCACCAACCATTATACCAAAAGCAGTAATAAATTATTTCTTAACAAAACAACCTGTTGACGAATATATAAGGTCTTCTAAAGACATTAAAGACTTCGTAATGGGTCAACGCGTAAATAAAAAATTCGATGTGTTTCACGGAACAGAAAAAGTGCAACGAGTAAATAGATTTTACGCATCAACAAATGATTACTATTTATTTAAAAGAAAATACACAGAAAAATATAGAAGTCTTGGTTTTAAATATCAAGGTAAAGACTATGACGCTCACAAATATACAGATTATAATATGTTAGCGGATTCTGGTGTTACTATTTTAAATACATATGACGAAAAGCCAATAGAGCATCGTCATATAAACTATTTGTATTACATCAAAAAAGCTCAAAAAATAGTTGAAGAGTTGAGATGTAAACAATTAAGTTTGTTTGGCGATAACACTTGTTAATCTTTGAATATAAGAGTATGATTATCGAAATAAACGAAAAACTTCTGGGCATTCCAGAAAAAGTAAATTTAAATCAATTAGTTTTCTTAAGTATAGTATTGGATAAGAATCAAAAAAAGAATAATCAAAGCGTCCAAAAGATTGTCAGCCTAATCAGTGACGACGAGATATTATACTTAATTCAACAAGGACTTATTACTTCGATAGAGAGAAGTAATTCAATTACATATCAAGAAACAGAGAAGCTTGAGGCTTATGTCACCCCAGACCGTAGTCATTTTGACCTGTTTTACGAGATGTACCCAGTTTATTCTATTAGACCTAGTGGTGAAAAAACTTACCTTAGGGCTAATAAGAATAAATGCAGAAATCTTTATAATAATTATATAAAAGGAACTCCTGGTTTAGCAGAACATATTAATAATTGTTTATCTAAAGAGATTGACAAAAAAGCTAAATTAGGTAAACTTAGCTATATGAAGACTATGTGGAGATGGTTACAAGACCATCACTGGGAAGAAATTGAAGAAGAAATGTTAAACGAACAAGAACAAGCAAATAAGAGCGATTATGGAGCAGAGATTATCTAATTTGATACGTCCTATGTCTGTAGTTGCAAATGAAGCTGTTCGTTATATAGCAGGCAGACGTAACAATGAAATTGTCAGCCTTAAAACAAGATGGTCTAAGTTTAATAAACAATGTATGGGTGGAATAGAACCTAATACAGTATTGACCATTGCAGGCATTTCGGGAAGTGGTAAAAGTTCATTTGCAAACTTAATTACCACAGACGTAATTGATTTAAACCCTCAGGAAGATATTATAGTTTTAAACTTCTCATTAGAGATGGTTGGTTTTAGGCAGGTCGGAAGGACGCTCTCTAATAAGCTTAGGAGAACAACTTCAACTTTGTATAGCTCTGAAAGGAGCCTAGATGATGAAACGTTCAGAAAAGTCATCAGTGTTACCAATCAGCTAAAGGAGTATCCTATCTATTTTGTAGATAGTCCAACTACTCCCACGCAAGTTGAAAATATAATATATGAGTTCTATAATACGTATGTAAAAGGAACTAACAAACATTTCCTTATTATATATGACCACGCACTATTAACAAAACAAGTAGGTTCTATATTAGAAACTATAAGTGAGTTAGAGCGCGTTTTTATTCAAATAAAGAAGTTACCGATGACATCTGTTATTCAGTTAGCTCAAATGAATAGAAATATAGAAGCTCCTGAAAGAATAAACAATCCGATGAGTCATTACCCAATGCGTAGTGATTTATCATCATCAGACGCAATATTTCAAGCAAGTGATTATGTGTGTGTAATTCATAGACCAGAAATCTTGAACATTCAAGAATATGGTAAAAGCAAATTATCTACTACTAATAAAGTTTATATACACATGTTAAAAAATAGAGATGCTGGAAAGCCATGCATCTTGCAGTTTGAAAATGATTTAGCATACAATAACTTGATTGAAGACTAAAAGCGTCATTAATATTAATTTTTAGGCTGAAATAAATATGAAGACATATACTTTTAACATAAATAAGAATAACACTAGTGACAAATCTTTTACATTTAACCTTTGTTCCAAAAGTAACAAAACTAATTACTCTAAGATTCTTGATAACATTATATATGATAATATGATGAAAGTAAATCCTTATCTAAAGAGTAAAAAAGATATTGATACAAGTGTTCTTATTTTCAATGCTGCTAATAATCTGAACGAAAATACCGAATTTAAAAAGGCAGCTAACTTTCTTGCTAATTATAATAAGATGAAGACATTCCCTTATATCATTGGCAAACTTTATAAGCTTACAGACGGAACACCAATTATGTTCTACGAAGATGAGATTCAGATTGGACACGACGTATATACATACGAAGAGTTTGATGATATTTCATTCTTGAACACAATTAGTGAACCAAAGAAAAAGATTATTATTGATATTTTTACCAATGGTTTGAATATCAATATTAACATTAAAAAATAAAAATACATGATTACATTACCTACAACCAAAATTCCAGCAGTTTCAGTAAACCCTAAGTTTTTAATTTTATACGGGGACCCTAAATCTGGAAAAACTTCAATAGCTGCACAACTAGAAAACAATCTAATTATAGATTTAGAAGGTGGTTCTACTTTTATTGATGCTATGGCTATACAGTGTCGTAACATCAGCGATTTAGGTGAAGCTGCTCAAGCCATTAGAGCTAAGAATAAAGAAGTAGGTGGTAATTTTTATAAACATATCACAATAGATAATGCTACTCGCTTGGAGGAAATTTGTTTAAGTTATGCAGCAACTCTGTATAGACAAAGTTCATTTGGAGCAAAGTGGACTGGAACAGACGTAAGAACATTGCCAGGTGGTAGCGGTTACCAATATCTAAGAACTGCTGTTAAAAAAGTTATTGAAATGTTTAAAGAGCTTTGCGATGAATTTATACTTATAGGTCATGCAAAAGACAAAACATCTCAAGTAGACGGAGTAGAATTATCTGAAAAGACATTAGATTTAGTAGGAGCATTATCTACTATAATGTGTGGTTTGTCAGATGCTGTAGGATTAGTATATCGTAAAGACAACGAAACACATATAAGTTTTAAAGGCGGGTTTGGAGACCCAAAAGAAGCAAGGGCTCCACATTTACGTAATAAAGATATAATCATTGCTACTGGTAATGAAGATGGAACTATCACAACCTATTGGGATAGAGTTTACAAGGATTAAACACCCTATTATTTTAGAAGTTATAACTCAATAAAAAATAGACAATATGTACAGTACAAAAAATATTATTAATAACAACGACGATTTTACAAGTTCTTATATGTCAGCAGGTATTAATGAAAATATTACATTGAAATCTGTTGATACAAAAGTTTCTCCAACTCAGAAAGACTTCCTTGAGATTGTATTCGAGGATTCTGAAGGTAAGACTGTTACAATGACAGAATGGAAGAACGAAAAGAATATGTGGATTAAGACAGATGAAGATTTGCAACGTCGCGATAACATTCAGTTTGGTCGTATAATGCAAATCATTAACTGTTTTTATCCTTCTATAGATGGAGAGTTTAAGACATTTAAAGAAATGATTGATTGGGTTAAGACAACACTTACTCCAATGTTGGCAACTAAGAAGGCTTTACGTCTTAAGGTTGTTTATAATCAACGTAATTACGCTGAAGTTTCTAAGAATGGAATCTTCGTTGAACCAATGGATGCTAATCCATCTGCAATAAAGAAGTTTGCAAAGGATAACTTTGAACGCCAAATTATAGCAGATAAGGAAGATGTATCTAATCCTCTTGCTACAGGAAATGTTAGTACTCAGGCATCAAGTGGTGACGACTTACCATTTTAATGGTTAACGGTCAATGGTGGACATCCAACAAGCAGATTAGTGCAGAATATGGTTTACGTGGGTGATGCCCGTATTCCTAGCGATGCTAATCACAGTTTAGAGGTCTGTTTAAAACCTCTAATTGAGATATATGGTACACACAGTTTTGCATAGTTTTGATGCGTGGAATGGTTCGAGTCCCTTCTATCTCACATATATAAAATATACTATTATATCTTAATAGTAGTGGTCCAACTTTACCACAAGTTGGTTATTTAATAGGATTCTAATATTCGATTAAA